ATCACTAAGAGCCATGACGAGCTGCGACTGCCCTACGACCGCGGGTTCTCCCGGTATCGTCGGCGCACAATTTTCTACGGTAGCGTGAACGAGAACGAGTTCCTAAGCGATAGCACAGGCAACCGGAGGTTCTGGGTAGTGCGCGTGAAGAACATCAATTACAACCACAAGATCGATATGCAGCAGGTGTGGGCCGAGGTGAAGAGCCAGCACTATGATGCGGGCGAGGGCTGGTTCCTCAACGCCCAGGAGCGAGAGCTCTTGAATGAGTCGAATGAGATGAGCCGCACGCAGTCAGCGGTCGAAGACCTGATCCTGCAGCAAGTCAACTTTGATTCTAGCCTGACTAAAGGCGTGCAGATGACGCAGCTGCTGCGTGACATGGGCATGCGGAATCCGCGGGTAGCAGACTTCAAGGAAGCGGCTCGGGTGCTACACAAGTTTGGCATTGAACCTAGGCGCTCAAACGGCAAAAAGATCTACGACCTAGACTACGAACCGATTGAGGATCGAGAGATCCAGGCTGGTAATCGGTGGGGAGATTGAGGGTACAATGAGGGCAACAGGGTATAACCTGGGCCCGAAATGCGGTGATTTGAGCGATCGCTAAGGAGTTTGCGAAATCGCGTTGTAAGCTTAGAAGGCTGCTTAAAATCGTTAGATTTGGCTAGGGGTGTACACTGCCCACACTGATTGCTGCCCTGTAGACCGCATAAACACTTAGGTAGTATAAGGGTAAGATAGATAAGAACTCAGAGTTTATAGTTTACAAAGGTAATTATTTGTAAGGTATTTATTATGGTGTATAGGAAAATGCTAACCTACCCACACTCTAACCTTGTTGGTGATTGATAATGACTGAGCCAAAGCGCAAGCGAGGAAGGCCGCGCAAGACTCATCCTGAGCTGGTCGAAGTACCAAAAGGGTTTGATGAAGACCCAGAGCTTGGGCTCACTGAGATGCAAGCCGCATTTGTTTGGCATTACACAGAAGGATCGTGCGGGCAAACGGAAGCAGCCAGGCGCGCTGGGTTCAGCTACCCAGGCGCGAGCAGCACCAAGTTGCTAGATGGCGAGACCTTCCCCAATGTCACGCGCGCCATTCGTATGAAGCAGGATGAGCTAAAGGCGAAGTATGCGATTACCCCTGAGAAGACTGGCAGCATGCTGTGGAAGATAGCGGAGACCAGTTTTGAGACTGGCGCGTACAACGCCGCGGTGTCCGCCGTGAAGGAGTTGAACCAGCTGGCGGGGCTTACCATACAGCGATCCCAGAACTTAAATATCAACGCCAATATCGATGCGATGACCAAGGATGACATTAAGCGCAGACTGAATGAACTGCTTGGAGGCGCCAGTGATTTTTCGGAGAAGGACCACTAATTTTTATTCAGCGTAAAATAAACAGCGGACACGTCGTAAAGTGCAGCAAAAAACAGCGAAGAGAGCCTCTCTCTCTTCGCCCCCCAAGAATCCCCGAAAAATCCCAAAAAGGCATAAGCGCTGGCGTTCTTATGCATTTTCGCGCAGCAGTGGGCGCGATCTTGCGCACCACGGCGGTGCAAATGCGTCTAACTGACGTAAATCTACATTTAAGGAAGTTAAAAATCTGGGTCTCTACGGATTTGAAAAAAAAGCTCGAGGATCGCCAGAGATTTTTCGCGGCACCCCCCGCAGCGCGCGCGGCTGTAGCGCGATAGCTATAGCTAAGTTTGGTACATACGATTATCAAAATTATTCAAAGCGTAAAAGAGGCTCCCCCCCTCGCCAAATGCGTCAGGGATTCCGCATCTTAAGTGGCGAGAGAGGGAGCCGACACTGGAAAATCGTTGAAGGAGTCCCGCTGCCCTAGATTTTACACACATTTTACGTATAGTCGCGGTATGGCAGACTCAAGAAATAAGGGCGCCGCCTTCGAGCGCGACATTTGTAAGCGTTTGAACGCTTTTTTTGAGCAATCTGGCCTCGAGACTCGCGTAAAACGCAATTTAGACCAGTATCAGACCTCAAAACTGTGTGATATTGAGATTCCAGGCTACGCGATTGAGTGTAAGGCGTACAAATCCGGCAACTGGTTCCTGTCAGCCTGGTGGCAGCAAGCGTGTGAGGCTGCAAACGGCCGGATTCCTGCCTTGATATGGAAATACAACAACCAACCGATTCGTGTAGCACTGCCAATCCAGGCGGTTCGCCCTGATGTTGAAGGTGAGGTAACCATTGTGGTGTCTTTTGACGATTGGCTTGATATTTTGCGCAACACCTGGTTGCAAGAGCAGCAGGCAGCTTGATGTCGTACTTTGAACGCGCCGGCGAAATATTAAAAGATGCTTTTACACCAGAATTACCGACGCGAGAAGGCGTTGTGGGCCGCGCAGAGACCTTGGGGACGCTCGCATCGTCGGTGCCGGCTTTTTTAACGGGGATAGGTAGCTTAGGCGCCAATTTGGTTCAGACCCGTGACCCTCAACAGGCATTAGACGCCTATCGTGACACGATGGAATCGCTCACTTACATGCCGCAAACTGAGGGCGGCATTAAGCGATTGGCCCAGTTCGGAGAGTTGATTGAGCCTGTAGGGCGCGCGTATGAAGCTTACGGGACAGCGGTAGGAGAAGGTACTGGGTCGCCTCTTTTTGGGGAGTATGCAGAAGAGTTTCTGGACCCTCTGATGGCGATACCGCCGCTGGCAGCTGCAAGCAAAATCACTCGCAAGGCGCCCACAGTGAAATCCAATATCGTTGCTGATGTGGACGAGTTCGGTCTTTACAGTAAGGCGGAAAACGTAGCACTGCAGTTGCCCCAAGAGAAACAGGTCGGCTCAGATGCCATGCGGTATTTTCTGAAACAAGGCGTAAAGCGTGAGGAGTTGCAAGATTTAGGGCTGATTGATTTATTTCGCCAGCCGCGGGTCACTCAGGCGCAGATATTAGACCGCATTGATGACCGAAAGGTCGGGTTTGAGGAAGAAATCAGCTTTGGCGGTTCAGCCCGAGAAACTGATATTGAATATGACGAGCTCACTTTTGAGGAAGTTTTTGGCGATGCTGTTGAAGATGAAGTTATTTATCAACGCGATGATTATATGAGGGATACTTATTATTTTGATGCCGAAAGTTCTCGACACGCGAGCTCTGCAAATTCACCTGATGAGCTCTTGCGATGGCAAAACAGCGAAATCGAATATGATGATCTGTCAATCACCGCGCAAAATAATCTTGACGGTATTGCCAGAGAGCTTGCGGAGGAGTCCTACAATCAAGAGCCGTACCGTCAGGCCACACTGACCATAGATGGGGAGCCAACAGATTACAGGCTGATTGAAGACCCTAATGACCCGGGATTTTTGCCTCGAGCTGACGCTCCTTTCTTCTTACGAAGACATTTTGGCATGGAGCCTAATCAGCAGCGAAGAAGCGTTTCAGAGCAGGAAATAAATGTGGAGCTACAATCTTTGGCGATGGATCAAGGCGACCTAGATTTTGGCACCGGAGATGTGCAGTGGGAGGAATATACGCTCCCTGGCGGTGAGAACTACCGCGAGTTCCGGTTTCGCATACCTGGCACCACCCTCTTTTCTGAAGACACTCACTTTAGAGGGGAGCCAAACAACATCTTCCATGCCCGAACAAAAGACCGCATTGGCGACGATGGTAGCAAGATTCTTTATGTTGAAGAGCTACAAAGCGATTGGGCACAGACGGGCAGAGACAAGGGATTCCAAGACCCGGTAGCTCTTCAGCGGGAGGTGCAAAAGGGATCTGATGTGGTGGATCAAATCAATCCGCTGCTAGAAAATGCAAAAATTAGCAAATTTACGAACCCAGTTGGTTTTCCGGCGATGCCGGGCACTCTTCGCTCGTTGGGTTCGTTTAAGGATCGATTCCGCTCTGGCGGAGTAGGAAATTATGGAGGCGGTTCTACCACCGGAACTTACTCCGATCAAGGAGTCAGACAGGGGATAAACGACCTCCGTGAGTTTATTGAAAAAGATGAATCTCTGCGAAGAGATCTAGCTTTTATGAAGGCAGAGGATGAAGTTTTTGACAAGCTGCCGCGGGAAAGGAAGCTTGATTTTGCGACCCAGCACATGTCGAGATCAAATACGATGCAG